CCCCATGAAAATACTTAATATGACCTATTTGGGAATATGAAGACTGAGTAGCGGTAGAGAATCTAATCTGAGCTCCAGCATTATCACCTGAAGATTTAACAAATATTCCTTCATTAGATGTTAGTTCGAGTCTACCAGCTGAGGTTAATGTAAGTCTATCAGTTCCAGAAGTTCTGAAACTCAAATCATTGGAAGAGTGAGTATATGAAATCTTACCAACAGAATCAGAACCAGAATCACCAAATTCAATAATTGATGAACCACTATGTGCCGTAAGTCTAAGTCTTGCATGAGATCCACCTTCAATTCTTGCATTAGCGTCACCACTTGATGTATGAACATGTAATAAAGAGTTTGGACTTGTTGTTCTATTTCCTATTCCTACCATACCAGTAGCTGTGACTCTCATCTTTTCAGTTATTCCACCATTATCAGTTGCAATAACAAAATCACTTACATCATTACCTTTATCCTGACAATATAATCTAACATCAGCACCTTGCCTTGATCTCAGTTCAAGTCCGTGATAGTAACTATTAGTGCTTCCTACATCTTTAATTCTCAAACACGCAGTATCATCATTACCACCACCATAAGTGATACTTGATTTACCTGTTACAGCAACATAGAATGGAGCTCCTGAGTCGGATGAACCTCGTGCTACGACTTTAACATCACCATTTGATGCGATGCTAAATCTCTCCTGACCAGTTGAATTGGTCTTGAATACCATTGCATCATTACTGTGATCATATCTGATTATACCTGAAGCTCCATAATCAGAATCTCCAAAGAAAATATTTCCTTCACCTGACGTTCCAGAACGAATTGTCATTCCAGTATGGCCACTTGTAGAAATGACAAATTCATCTCCTGTTGCTAAACCCCCACTAGTGGTTCCTAAAAGTAGTTGTCCACCTGATGTGATGCGAAGTCTTTCAGTTCCTCCAGTTGCAAAAATCTGATGAGCATCTTCCCTTAACCAATGATAAATATGACCTTGTATAACTAGATGGAAACCGTCACTATTACCACTACCAGAAGTGCTATTGGTTAAATGTAAAGCAGCACCACTAGTAACAGTGCTATGAATTTGAAGTTGTCTTCCATAATTTGTTGTCGCATTTGATCCTTTACCAAGGCTCAGATTACCAGCTGAGTCTATGCGAAGTTTTTCACTGACAGTTGCACCACTAGCACCAGAACCTTTAAAAATAATATTTGATGTGACATTTTGAGCAGTTCTATTATTTTGGAATACCAAATCATTATCAGATGAAGAAGCATCCATTCCATGCTTGACAACACCTGCTCCTCTTAAAGTATAGGATGATCCACTGTCGCTTATTTCAAGTGTACCACTACCATTATAAGTTAAAGTTGATTCAGCATTTAAAGTATTCGCAGTACCAGAGCCAGTAATAACTCTGTTATCTGCATTACTATTGATTGTTGTCTGGGTGATGCCTGTTAAGTTTGACCCATCACCATATATCGTATCACCATAGATATTCGCAAACCTGACACTATTTGTTCCAATGTCTGTAGCACTATCAGAACTTGGTATTATATTTCCAGTGACTGTGGTGCTTCCAGCAACAGTCAATGCAGTTCCATTTAATAATTGTAAACTATCACTTCTCCATCTACCAGTAATTGTTTGTGAACCAGCTTTGATATGTGCAAACTCAAGAATACCATCTTCTGTACCATTACTTGCATCTAATATCTTACCTGTTATCTTCGCATAGTTTCTCTCTACACTTGTATCACTTTCTCCAACAAACTTAATCTGTCCAAGATAATCTGCGTCGGCTGGTGATGCACTATTTCTGTAGAGTTTAATTTCTGGGCCAGCAGCACTACCAGCAGTGGTGTCTGTAAGAGTTAGATCGCCAAACCCTGCTATATTTCCTATTACGTCAAAGTTGCCTGGTATAGTAACGTTACCAGCATTATTAATCACAAATCTATTAGCGTTCCCATTTGTGGTATCTTGAATTGAAAAAGAACCACCATCTACATCAATTCTGTAATCGGGGTTATTATCTGTGTCAGTGAAAATTACCCTTGGTGCTGTACCACTAATCGTAAGATCATGAGTTATGGTTGCTCTATTACTAAATGTTGAAACACCAGAAACTACAAGGCCATCAGTATCAGTTGTTCCAGTGACATTGATGCCGTAAGCCGTGGTTTCAAATTTCTTTGCAGTATTATGGTAAGCAGTTACTGCTCCATTCGCAACACCAGAAAGTATGGTGGTTGAATTATCAGCACTTTTTAGGTAAAAACTTCCTGAGTTTGTAATAAAACCATTACTACCAGTTTTTACAATTGTATTTCCTGTACCACCAGTTGATTCTAGGTAACTGTGGGTTCCATCATAATATAGTTTTAAATCCGCACTATTTCCTAAGGCAATCTTTGCACTATCAGGTAAACTTAATTTTTCGCCAGGTATTGTACTTCCGATTCCAACACGATCATTGGCAATATCTACAAATATATTTCCGTGTGATGCTAAATCTCCAGTAACTCTTGATCTATTCATTCTTTCTAGATAATTACCCTATATGTTATTTAGTTATGATACACCTGTTTGATTAGTGTCACCAACAATCGAACCATTGTTGTTTAATGAAAAACTAACTCCACTCGCTTTACGTATTGCAGAACCTTGGCCACCACCAGAACCAGCACCGTGATTTCCTCCACTGCCAGGGTCTGCGGGATCTCCTTGACTACCACCTTCTCCTCCACCACCACTGTAAGCCTGATTACCGTTATTTCCACCACCACCACCTTCTCCAGCTTCGCTTATATCTCCAGCACTGCCTGCACTTTGGCCATGATCGGCATTACCCTCAGATCCACCAGCACCGCCAGGGTATCCTTGGCCACCACCGCCACCACCGCCTCCGACGGTTCTTTCACTACCTTTGTCATTTTGTCTTCCAGCGCCACCGCCGCCTCCGCCACCAAATCCACATCGAATCAGTCCACCACTTGCAACATTGACAGTTGTACCATTGTAATCAATACCTAGAGCACTTGCACCATTTTCACCATCGTGACCTCTACTATCCACATCTCCACCTTGGCCACCTTTTCCTCCACCACCATATATTGCTCCCTCTCCACCAACATCTACAATTAAATCTGTTCCACTATTCCAAGATCCAGTCCTTAATGCACAAATATCCCTTTCCCCACTCTTTCCACCTATATCCTGATTTACATGAATACGAACTCGATGTCCTGATGTATTACTTGGTTTTGATCTTAAACCACCAATCACAGAAACTCTGTCATTTTGATTTACATATCTGTTCTTAGCATTCATGGTATTATCACCATTAGCTGCACGATTTAAATTAGCATTGTCACCATAATAATCAACCACAATATTCAATTTTTTATTTCTCATATTATCATATGATATTGCACCTGATGTTGGCACTCCATCGCCTATTGCTAGAGTCAATTCTCCTTTTGTCTGACTGACACGATAAGATCCTAATGCAACTTTTCCCTCGCCAGTTTCACCAAATTCATTCTTAATGTCTT